TTGAAGTGGAGAATCGGACTGATCTTACTGAGGGTGAAATAAAGGAAATTCGTGATATTACAAAGATTTTGAATGATTCTCCTGTGGATGGACAATGGTTACTCGATACTACAGAAAAGTGGTGTCGTGATCGTGCCATCTATCTTGCACTTATGGAGTCTATCACTATTGCTGATGGGCAGGACGAGAAAAAGAATAGAGATTCTATCCCCAGTATTCTCTCAAATGCACTGGCAGTGTCATTTGATAATAATATAGGGCATGATTATCTTCAAAATTATGAAGAACGTTATGAGTTCTATCACAAAAAAGAAGATAAGATTCAATTTGATTTGGATTATTTTAATAAGATTACTAAAGGTGGTTTACCCAATAAAACTCTCAATATTGCTCTTGCGGGAACTGGTGTAGGTAAATCTTTGTTTATGTGTCATATTGCAGCATCTGCTCTTCTACAAGGAAAAAATGTATTGTATATTACTCTTGAGATGGCAGAGGAAAGAATTGCTGAGCGTATTGATGCCAATTTACTAAATGTTCCAATTCAACAATTAGTTGAATTGCCACACAAAACATTCGAAACAAAAGTTTCTAATTTATCTAAAAAAACTCAAGGTTCTCTTATAATTAAAGAGTATCCTACTGCATCTGCACATAGTGGACACTTTAAGGCACTTCTTAACGAACTTGCACTTAAGAAATCATTTAAACCTGATATTATTTTCATCGATTACCTTAATATATGTGCTTCCTCCCGTTATAAGTCAAACTTTTCTGTCAATTCATATAGCTATATTAAAGCAATTGCAGAAGAGTTACGTGGGTTGGCTGTTGAAGCAAACGTCCCTATCGTATCTGCCACGCAGACCACTCGCTCTGGTTATGGTAGCAGTGATGTTGAACTTACTGATACTAGTGAATCCTTTGGTCTTCCTGCTACTGCTGATCTTATGTTTGCCCTTATTAGCACTGAAGAGCTTGAGCAGTTAGGACAACTGATGGTTAAACAACTTAAAAATCGATACAATGATCCAACAATCTATAAAAGATTTATTGTTGGGATTGATCGTGCAAAAATGAGACTTTATGACTGTGAGCAAACTGCTCAAAAGGATATACTTGACTCTGGACAAGAAGAAGAGTATAATAGCGAAGAGAAACCTAAAAAATCGTTCGAGGGATTTAAATTTTAATGGAAACTCCAAAACATGTTGATTTTGATAAGTATGCAGAGTTTGTGGATGCCGTAACTTCTGATGCATCCAAGGACTTTCTTGCTCTTTCTGATCGTCTGGTAGAACTTGACGAGAAGGGAGCAAATATTGAACGTCTTCTAACTGCTTCCGTTGGTATCAATGCTGAGGGTGGTGAATTTATGGAAATTGTAAAGAAGATGATTTTCCAAGGCAAACCTTATACTGAGGATAATCGTGAACACCTGATTATTGAACTTGGTGATATTATGTGGTACGTTGCTCAAGCATGTATGGCACTTGGCGTAACTCTTGATGATGTGGTTGCTCGTAATGTTCAAAAACTTCTGAAGCGTTATCCTGAGGGTGCTTTTGATGTTTACTTTTCTGAAAACCGTGCTTCTGACGACCGATGACTAAAAATAAAAAAGTTGTACTCAAAATGAGTTTTGAAGAATCAAGCGATGTTCTTATGGTTTTGATTGATGCTCAAAAGGGTTATGCTAAAGGTCCTACAGAACCAAAAAGAATTTCTAATATTCGTGAAGTTCTTTTGAATCTTGATGAAGCAATGGAAAATTATATTGGTTCTAAAATCGAAGAATAAATATTTAAAAAAATGTCTTTGATTGGAAAGAGAACGGGAAGACCAACTACACGAATACAATTTGATTCTATTTTAAAAACATTTTTAATTTATTTGAAAAGAGAACTTAGAATCTCATTTGATATTCCAATCATATTAATTGATGATGCAGATTTTGCTAAAAAATCATTTGCATTTGGATATATAACCAAAGATAAGATTATATATTTAAGTGTAATTAATCGCCATCCAGTTGATATTTTACGAACACTTTCTCATGAGGTGGTACATTATAAACAACTTTTAGAAAAGGGTACTATAAAGTCTCATCCAGGAAGTCCCGAAGAAAATTTTGCAAATGCGAAAGCGGGAGAAATAATGAGAAAATATGGTAAACTTCACCCAGAATTATTTGACTTGATGCCCATTAGGTGATATAATTCTTTTCTGGGGATATAGCTCAGTTGGTAGAGCGCCTGCTTTGCAAGCAGGATGTCAGGAGTTCGAGTCTCCTTATCTCCATATTACTAAATACTTTATATTATGTGTAGAGGAATACTCAATATAAAGTAATGAAATTATTTTCAAAGTTTATAGTAGAAGCAACTCCAGCATCCGATCAAGCAAAACGTTTGGGATTGGTTGGTGATGGTCATGGTGGTTGGTATAATAGGGCAACTGGAGAATTTGAAGCAAAAACAGTTGGTGGAACACTTCAATACTTTAATAAGCGCCAAAGAATTCCTGGAAAAGATCCAGCACAAACTCCAAGAGAAAAGCAAATTGCTTCTTCTAGTTATAATGATCCAGCAATAGCACAGCAAGTTCAACAATCCCAACAAATTCCCCAAGAAGAAATTCCCCAAGAAGAAATTCCTCAAGAAGAAATTCCTCAAGAAGAAATTCCTCAAGAAGAAATTCCTCAAGAAGAAATTCCTCAAAATTATCTTCCTGTTGAAAAGGATAAAGGAACTTTAACTATTGTTTTCGGTAGATTTAATCCGCCAACATATGCTCATCAAGAGTTGATGGATACTGCATCTCAAATTTCTATGGAAGATGGTGGAGATTATATTATTGTTCCATCCAGAAGTTTTGATCCAAAAAAGAATCCTCTTGATCCCGATACTAAAATATTTTTCATGAGAAAATTATTTCCCGATCATAGTGAAAGAATAGTTAATGATCCAAACCAAATTACAATTTTTGATACTCTAAAGAAAGCACACAATGATGGTTACGCAAATGTTAGGATAGTATGTGGATCTGGAAGGGCAAAGGAATTTGAAAATTTATCAAATAATTATAATGGACAATTATATCAATTTGATATAATTGAAGTTTTACCTGTTGGTGAAATAGACGCTGATGGAAAAGAAGTTGATGGAATTACATCTTCAAGACTAAGACTTGCTGCAGCTGAAGGTGATTTACCTACATTTCGCAATTTAATTCCACAGTCGATTCCAAGAAAAGAAGTTATTCAATTATTTGACTTAGTTCGCCAGGGAATGAATATTCAAGAAATACAGCAAGAAGGATATAATTTGTGGGAGATTGCCCCAAAGTTTGATTTACAATCTTTACGCGAAAATTATTTTTCTAAAAAAATATTTAAAGAAGGATCTGTTGTAGAAAATTTAAATACAGGTCTTAGAGGTAAAATTATTCGTAGAGGTACTAATTATCTTATTTGTGTTACTGAAGACGGCATGATGTTTAAATCTTGGATTAAAGATATTTCTGAATCTTACTGTGAGAAAACAATGAGTAGAAATATGAGAGTTCCTGGAAAACCAAATACTCTAATTGGTGCAGATGGGTACCGCAAAAATGCTATGAAAACAATGAAACTTGATAGTATAAAGAATTTCATAAATAGAAATATAAAAAAGTAAAGTTTAGAAAAGTTTTCTCATGAAAAAGCATATTGCTGAAGATTTACCTGCAAGAAAACATCCACAGGCTTCCTTATCAAATCCGTCCGATTCTGGGAGAGATGATAGGGGTGGAGATAATAAGGGTGATAAGACCCCAGAACAAAAAGTAAAGCAAGCTGTATATGACATTAGATATAGAGCAAGAAGAGAGAATTTGCCTTTAAGACAAGCGTATTCACAATACATGCAAAATAGTTCTATGGGTGAGAGTGAAAAATTGGAAGTTAGAAATAAATTATTTGGTAAAGGTGGCAATATGAATGAAGATTATTATGGAAACGTTTCAGAATTGGCATCAAATTCTGTTGCAAACGCATTGTATAATGTCTTTGTAGAAAAGAAAAATGAAGCAATTGATATTAATCAACTTAAAAATGAATTAGAAGAGGCAGCATATACTAAAGGAGATAAGAAATACAAAGTAAGAGTTACTGATAAGAATGGTGTAAGTTATGTTAGATATGCAACTCGTGAAAAAATTAATTCATTAAGAGCAAATCCAAATATTGAATCTGTTGAAATGACCGAATATGGTGAACCATATGAAGGTGAAAAGAAGAGGGGGGAGCAAACTGCTGCATCCACATCTGGTAAAGACTGGGATAAAGATGGTAAGAAAGAAAGTCCTGCTAAAGAGTATCGTGGAGTAGTTCATAATGCAATTCAGCGTAAGAGGGGTGGAGTTCCTGATGGTAAAGATACTTCAAGTGTAAAGGAAGAATTTTTAGGTGAAGTGAATGATGAAACTATTGATCAGGTTGAAACCAAACCTGAATTTGATGTTATGAAGAAATCTAAAAAAAATAAAGTAACAGTATCACCTACTGTAAATGAAAATTCTTACTCACAATTTTTGAGCATGATTAATGAGAAAAAAATGACTAAAAGTGATGTAAAAAAGGAAAAAAAATTAAAAAAAAAGTATGATAAGTCTGGAATGAAGGCGTCAATGCAAAAGCAATATGGATCAAAAAAGGGTGAAGAGGTTTATTTTGCAACGATTCGTTCACAGGCAATGAAAGAAGAATCTGATACTGAACCAAAACCTAAGAAAAATAATAGTGGTTGTAAGGATCCTAGAGAAATTCCAACCATGGTTTCAAATGTGAAGAATAAGTTAAGGGCAATGGGGCTTAAAATGTCATATGAACTAGAAGGTGAACTTATTGATGAAAGAAGAAGGGAAGATAAGGGTAAACCAAGACGTAGAAGAAATCCTGTTATTGAAGTGATTAGAAAATCGCCAGAAGGCAAAGGTATTATGACCAGAAGTGGTAAAATTGTTGCTCAACATGAAGCGGAGAGAGGTGTTCCTGAAAGTGATCGTCCCAAAGAGAAGGAGGAAACAACCGCAGATAGACTTGCTACAAAAAAACAAAGACAAGCAGCACAAGTAGCGTCAAGAGAAAGAGCAGAAAGAGACGAAGAAAGAAGACGTAGACTTGCTTGATACTAAATAACCCAGGATACTCTTCACACGGAGGACATCATGGGCGCAGTAGTATCAGTGGTAAAACCACTCATTCTTTCGATTGCAACGCATCCAGCTGTTAAAAAACTTGTTATTGAACTGCTTGAAAAGTATGTAAAATCCACTGACAATAGCATCGACGATATGGTTCTTGCTACTGTTAAGGAACTTCTCTTCAAGCCACAAGATGAAGGATGATTACCTGTTTTGTAACTAACTGGGGAGTAACCATTGCTTTAGGTCTACTGTTAACACTCTCTGAGTGGTTAGCAAAAACAAAAAAATTTGAAGAGAATGGGTTACTTGATTTAATCACACACTTTTTAAAAGTAGTTTTACGCAAGGAGACCAAAAAGTAAAGGTCTCTTTTTTTTATAAATATCAATATAAAAGAATTCATAGGTAAGGAAACATGTCTCTTTGGGGCAATAACGACTCGGTTTATTCAACAGGCACTATTGCCGTCAATCTTGGCACTAACCTTGTAACTGGTACTACTGGTGTTGTTACATTTACAAGTGCTGGGATTAAAACTGGCGATGTAATAACTGTAGGAACTGGAGCAACTTATGGTTATGCGATTATTACTGGATTCACATCCACAACAATCTCTATTGCCAGCACAGCAAACTTTATTTCTGGTTTAACAACCGTTACCGCTGGTGCTTCCTATAACATTTCGGAGGAACCAGTTTATACTCTTGGCGATTCAATCTATAGAGCACCAGAATCAAAGACTTCTGGATATTCTGCTAATCCTTTCTTCACTGGTGTATTTGGTGTAGATGCGGTTGAAGTTGGTGTTGCAGCAACAACTGCATACGCTGTCGGACACTCTGGATGGGTTGGAGTTACAACTTATACAGATATGCACGGAAATCTAAGAGTCAAGCACGAGGTTCTAGTTGCTGGTGGTATTCTAACAACCACCGATGCTGCTGATGACGCACAATTCCCAGATTCCTGATAAAATTTTGGATATGGTATGAGATTTGACGAATTAAATAAGGATAATTATTTGTTATTCGCTATAAAATATTATGATAATCCCCAATCTGTTACGAGAGAGGATTTTGAAGATGATTTGAAGCGCATAAAATATGTCAAAAGATTGTTGAAAAGATATAAAAAAGACGGTGCGTTGAAAGTTCATTTGATACTTAACCATCTTATTATTTTATTCAATGTTTTTGATGATGCTGCAGTACCACTTTTGTTCTATAATTTAGAGCAAAACTTGTGGCCTTCATTAAAAAGTTTTTTATTATTTTTAAATCGTATTCCAGAATATCCACGAACAACAATTTCTGACATTCAAGAAGATGAATATTGTTTACGAACATTACGAGAAATCTAATGAACATCGATAAAATCATCAATATAATCAGAACTCTTAAGGAAGAGGCAATGGTTACTTCTAGTGTTGTTGGAAAAGCAGGTTTCGGTGGAAGTGCTCAGGGATTTGATTCTGGACCAACCGCAGGATATGATAAACCATTATTTGATGGTAGAAGTAAAGTGGCAAGAAGACTTCCTCCACCATACAAAAATGCATTAATTAATTCTAAGAAAAAGAGGAAATGAAATGTTCTCCCAAGAATCAAAATTAGCGGTTCTTGAATCTAAACTCGGCATTTATGAAGATCTATCCCGCGAAATGTTATCAAAACTAGAGGCAGCAGTAGATAAAATTTCCGAAGGTAATTCGCGTATTGCTACAATTCTTGCAAAGCATGATGAGAGAATAGAACAAAGTATGAAAAATGATGCTCTTCTTGTTAAGATGATAGATGAAATGAAGGAAGATAATGATAAAGAACATAAAGTAATATCAGATAGATTTAATAAAATTGATGAAAAGATAGAAAGTCTTATTAAATTTAGATGGCAAGTTGGTGGAGTTCTTGCAGTAGCAGCAGTAGCAATTACGGTCATCAACGCTTTCCTCCCAAAGTTCTTGACTTCTCAACCTCAACAGGTTATAATAGAACGCACGAAGTAATATCTTTTCGTAATGGATTTGGTTGATGCCAAGTATATTGGCTTAGTTTCATCACGCCTTCAAAAATTCAAGAGGGTCAAGTCGGATCTCTACAATTTCCGCTGCCCTATCTGTGGGGACTCCCAACGCAATAAAAACAAGGCACGGGGGTATATTTACTCCGTGAAGAATAACACCAACTTCAAGTGCCATAACTGTGGTGCTAGTTTGTCTTTCAATAACTTTTTGAAAGAGATTGATCTTACGCTTCATAAGCAATATACACTTGAGAAGTTTAAGGAAGGGCACACTGGCAAAAACTTTGTTGTTGAGGCACCGAAGTTTGAATTTAAGAAACCAACATTTAAGAAAAAACTTGATCTTCCTAAAGCATCGGAAGTTTCCATTGCTAAAGAATATCTAGAAAAAAGGAAATTAAATCCAGAAAAGTTTTATTTTACTGACAAATTTAAAGAGTGGACTAATACCCAAAAAGTTATCTTCGACACTATCGGTAGGGACGAGAGTCGCATTATTATACCAATGTATGATAAACATAATAACCTTATTGGTTTTCAGGGAAGAAGTTTAGTTCCTAATCCGGTTAAATATATCACTGTGATGTTGAGCGATGATTTTCCGAAACTATACGGACTTGAAACCATCAATGAAGAAAAACCGATTTACATTGTTGAAGGACCATTCGACTCCACGTTCGTGGAAAACGCTGTTGCTATGTGCGGGTCCGATGTTGATATTCGGTCGCTTGGTTGGCGCGATTATATTTGGGTTCTTGATAATGAACCACGTAACCGAGAAATCGTCAACCGAATCTCCAAACTTATCGATAGAGGAGACAAAGTAGTTATCTGGGGAAACAACATTATAGAGAAAGATATTAACGATATGATCCTTGCTGGACATGACGTTATGTCTATGTTAAAATTGAATACCTACTCAGGCTTAGAAGCAAAAGTTAAGTTTAACAACTGGAAGAAAATATGAGCAACGGAACAAAAGTTGTCAAGAGGAATGGCACTACTGAACCTCTTGACCTGAATAAACTCCACGTTATGGTGGATGAAGCGTGTAAAGATCTTGCGGGAGTTTCTGCGAGTCAAGTTGAGATGCAATCTGGTATTCAATTTTATGATGGCATTACTACGGCAGAGATTCAAGAAATTTTGATTCGATCTGCTTCTGACTTAATTGATCTAGATCATCCAAATTACCAATTTGTTGCTGCTCGTCTATTGCTGTTTGCTACCCGCAAGCAACTTTATGGACGTATGCATGAGTTTCCTTCTCTAAAGCAGCATGTCGAACACTGTGTTGAGAAAGGAGTTTATGATGCAGAAATTTTCAATCTATATACTGAAGACGAGTTTGATAAACTTCAGTCGTATATTGATCATAATCGTGACTATTTGTTCACTTATGCAGGTTTACGTCAGGTTGTTGATAAGTACCTCGTGCAGGATAGAAGCAGTGGCGCATTATATGAAACGCCACAGTTTATGTATCTTTTGATTGCGGCGACCATCTTCTCCAAATATCCTAAGGAAACACGTTTAGATTACGTAAGGAAATACTACGATGCAATCAGCAGGCACAAAATCAACATCCCAACGCCAATCATGGCAGGAGTGCGAACGCCACTTAGACAATACGCTAGTTGTGTTCTTGTTGATGTTGATGACACCCTCGATAGTATCTTTACTAGCGATATGGCTATTGGCAGATACGTTGCACAAAGGGCGGGAATCGGCATCAACGCAGGCAGAATCCGTGGCATCAACGCTAAAATCAGAGGCGGAGAAGTTCAGCACACAGGCGTTGTCCCATTTCTCAAGAAGTTTGAAGCAACTGTCCGATGCTGCACTCAAAACGGCATCAGAGGTGGATCAGCGACTGTCCACTTCCCAATCTGGCACCAAGAGATAGAAGATATTATCGTACTGAAGAATAACAAGGGAACTGAAGATAATCGTGTCCGTAAACTAGATTACTCTATTCAGATTTCTAAACTCTTCTATGAACGCTTCATCAAAAACGAAAACATCTCACTCTTCAGTCCACACGACGTTCCTGGTCTGTATGATGCTTTTGGCACTCCTGGATTTGATGAGTTATACAATGTTTATGAACGAGATGAGTCTATTCCAAGAAAAACTATCGGTGCTCAAGAACTCTTTCTGGACCTCTTGAAAGAAAGAGCAGAAACTGGTAGACTCTACATTATGAACATTGACCATTGCAATTCTCACTCGTCCTTTATGGATAAAGTTGAGATGAGCAATCTGTGTCAAGAGATTACTCTTCCGACTAAACCACTCCAACATATTGATGACACTGATGGTGAAATTGCTCTTTGCATCCTTTCTGCTATTAATGTTGGTAAAATTAGGGATCTTCAGGATCTTGAAGTTCTTTGCGATCTTGCTGTTCGCGGTTTGGATGAACTCATTGATTTCCAAGGATACCCCGTCAGAGCAGCAGAAATCGCTACTAGAGCACGTCGTTCCCTTGGAATTGGTTACATTGGTCTAGCTCACTACCTTGCTAAGCATGGGGAACATTACGATGATCGACGATCTTGGAAATTAGTACATGATTTAACTGAGGCATTTCAATACTACCTCATCCAGGCTACCGTAAATCTTGCTAAAGAAAAGGGTGCTTGCGAATACTCTCATCGCACCAAGTATGGTAATGGAATTCTTCCCATTGATACATACAAGAAGGACGTTGACGAAATCGTCCCCAACGAGTTAAAATATGATTGGGAAGGTCTTAGAGCACAGGTTAAGCAGTACGGAGTTAGGAACTCAACACTGTCCGCACAAATGCCTTCGGAGAGCAGTTCCGTTGTGTCAAATGCCACCAATGGCATCGAGCCTCCTAGAGGATACTTGTCCATTAAGAAGTCGAAGAAAGGTCCACTTAAGCAAATTGTTCCACAGTATCAAACACTTAAGAATAATTACACGCTTCTTTGGGATATGCCTAGTAATCGTGGGTATATTCATATTGTTGCTATTATGCAAAAATTCTTCGATCAAGCAATTTCTGGAAACTGGTCCTATAATCCAGAAAATTACCCAGATAATGAAGTTCCTACTTCAGTGATGGCACAAGATCTTTTGACTACATATAAGTACGGTTGGAAAACATCGTATTATCAAAATACACATGATATGAAAAATGATGAGGTTGAAGAAACCAAACAATCCTTGGAAAATTTAATATCCCAACTAGAACAAGCAGAGGAGGAAGATTGTGAGTCTTGTAAGATTTAAAACAGGTTTGGAGAATAAGAAAATGGTCAAATCAATGACTGTTTTTAACTCTAATGAAGTAGATACCAAAAAGCAACCAATGTTTTTTGGTCAACCATTAGGAATACAGAGATACGATTCTTACAAGTATCCAATCTTCGATAAACTAACAACTCAACAACTAGGTTACTTTTGGAGACCTGAGGAGGTCTCTCTCCAAAAAGATAGGGGCGATTATCATATGCTCCGCCCAGAACAAAAGCATATCTTCACCAGCAACCTGAAATATCAGGTTATGTTAGATTCGGTTCAGGGTCGCGGTCCTGGTATGGCATTTGCTCCATACTGCTCTCTCCCTGAACTGGAGGCATGTATGAAAGTGTGGGAGTTCATGGAGATGATCCATAGTCGCTCATACACCTATATCATCAAGAATGTTTATTCAGACCCTTCTGAGGTTTTTGATATGATTCTCAAAGAGGATCGCATTATGGAACGTGCTGTAAGTGTTACACAGGCGTATAACGACTTTATCAATGCAGCACATCGTTATGATAATTCTGATGAGTGGCAACACGCATTAGAACAAGTTCCATACGCACAAGAGGTAAGGTATGAACTCAAACGGAAACTTTTCCGCGCAGTTGCAAACGTTAATATTCTTGAAGGTATTCGCTTTTATGTCAGTTTCGCTTGCAGTTTTGCATTTGGCGAACTCAAACTTATGGAGGGAAGTGCAAAAATCATCTCACTAATTGCAAGGGATGAAAACCAGCACTTAGTCATCACTCAGAACATCATGAACAAGTGGAAGGAAGGTGATGATCCAGAGATGGCACGAATTGCCAAAGAAGAAGAGCAGTGGGTCTACAAGACCTTTGAGAACGCTGTAAACCAAGAGAAACTCTGGGCAGAATATTTGTTCAAGGATGGATCTATGATTGGTCTAAATGACAAACTACTACAGCAGTATGTTGAATGGATTGCCAACCGTAGAATGAAAGCAATCGGACTCAAACCACTCTATGACATACCAGCAAAGAATAATCCACTTCCTTGGACAGAACATTGGATCTCTTCTAAGGGTCTTCAAGTGGCACCCCAAGAAACCGAAGTCGAATCTTACATCGTCGGAGGAATCAAGCAAGATGTTACCAAAGATACTTTCTCAGGATTTCAATTGTAAAGGCGGTTGCGGTAAATGCACATGCATAACGCCTGAGGAGTCTCTGGAGGCATATAAGGAAGCAGCAAAATCTGATTCTTATATGTTCGGAGAATACAACGGATATGAAGCATACGGGGATATCCCCGATTAAGAAAGAGGGTCTTCGGACCCTCTTTTTTTATAAATAAATTTATAGAAAAAATAAAAAAAAAATGTCTAGAATTACTGGAACTGATGCAAAATCATTGATGGAAGCATATTCGTCAATTTATCTTCGTGAAGAAATGCTCTTTGAAGAGTTTTTAACAGAAGAATTTATCCTTGAGTCTTATCAGTATGTTGCTGATTTCTTAGTACATGAAGGATATGTACCTGGTTATGAGACTGCTGAACTCTTCATGTCTGAAATGGATGAGCATTGGATTGACGAAATCCTCTGCGATTATGGATTGTATTTAAATGAGGGTCCATTTGGAGATTTTGCTAATACTGTCGTCGGTGGTGCTAAAAGAGCAGCAGGTGCTGTTGCTGGTGGAGTAAGAAAGGTTGCTGGCGCTGCTGATAGAGGTGTTGCTGGTGCTGTTCGTGCTGGTCAGGCAATAAGAGGAACTGCTCAAAGGGCAGCAGGTGCTGTTAGTCGTGCTGGTCAAGCAGCTGTTGGTGCTGGCGTTCGTGCTGGTCAGGCAGTTGCTGGTGGAGTTCAAAGAGCAGGCCAAGCAGCTGTTGGTGCTGCTCAAAGGGCAGGAGGTGCAGTTGTTAAAGCAGCAACTCCTGTTGCTCAAGCAATTAAAGGCACCGCTCAAAGGGCTGTTGCTGCTGGTCAGAGTGCTTTAGGTGGTGCCGCAAGAGCAGTTCAAGGTGCTGGTCAGGCAGTTGCTGGTGGAGTTCAAAGAGCAGGCCAAGCAGTTGCTGGTGGAGTTCAAAGAGCAGGCCAAGCAGTTGCTGGGGCTGCTGGAAGTGCTGCCCGTAGAATTGGTCAAGAAATCGAAATTTCCAGACAAGTTGGTGCAGGAACATATAAACCACCCGGTTCTGCTACACCTTCAGTTGCCAAACCAACTCCTGCTGCCGCTAAACCTAATGTTGGTGGGGCAGTTGCTGGTGCTAGACCTGCCACTCCTGCTGCCGCTAGACCTGCCACTCCTGCTGCCGCTAGACCACAACCTGGCGCTGGTGGTATTGCTGGTGCTCGTGCCGGAGCATCTGCCGCTAGACCACAACCTGGCGCTGCCGCTAAACCTGCTACTCCTGCTGCTCCTGCTGCCGCTAAACCTGCTACTCCTGCTGCTCCTGCTGCCGCTAAACCTGCTGCACCAGCAAAAAGACAATCTCTTGCATCTCAAGCAGCAGAACTTCGTAGCATGAGAAAAGCATCACAACAACGTATTCAAGCGGCGGGTGGAACTCCAGCAACCGCGTTGGTACAGGGTTTTGACATGTTTGATATTGTTCAGGGATATCTTATTGATGAAGGTTATGCTGAAACTGAAGATGCAGCAGCAGTAATCATGGTAAACATGAGTGAAGGATGGAAAACTCAAATTCTTGAGTCTGGATATTTTCCAACTAAGTGATTATTTAAATTATAACCATTTTTAAGAGGGTCATTAAGACTCTCTTTTTTTTATAAATAACTAAAAAAGTAAGAAAGAAAGATGAAGTCTTTTAGTCAATTTTTGAAAGAAGAAGAAGCAAAACAAGGTAGATTACTTAATCGTAAAAATCAGGCATATAAAGACATTAATAACCCAAATCCTGGAAATCGTGGATATGCAACTGATGCAACACCAACACCTGCATCTAGAAGATTGCCACCAGGAGCGCCGGAAGCA